CCAGCATAAAGCAAGCTGACAGGATAAAAAGAAAACCGATAGCTTCAGGAATATTCATAAGACCCCCGAAGATGAACCGAGGCTGCTCCCATTCTGTAAAGAATAAATGAGACCCGACCAGCATATAAGTCAGGATTGCCGAAGCTTTTAGTAAAAAATTGAACATGGTTTTGTTCCCTTTCTGTTCCAGGCGGTACTATTACCCCCATACTTATTTATACCATAAAAAAGTATTTACGATAAAGCTTAAACTTACATAAATGCAGATATTATTCATTCAGTTTTTCGGATGGATTATTGAACCAGAAAAAAATACCGAACAAAAAACAGACAGACAGAATACAAACGGCTGCCTTCAGGTCAGGCTATTGGCTAGGGATGCATAGTCCCTTGTAATTCTAGGCAGGGCAAGGGCTTCCGGCTTGCCCGTGCCATAGCCTGTGCCATAGCTGGGCAGACAGGGGGCAGGGCTTGCCGGCCAAATACGCCCCCAGACCCCCCATGAGGGGGGTTCGTCTGTCATCCCACTCGATATAGGGGTTTCAGATTTTTGTGCAATTTTTAGGCTTACCTAAGTGTAACTACCGATCCAACTGTTCCCCTTAGTCCACTTAGATTTCCCCACAGCCGCCTTCATGAACTTGTCCAGTTCGTCATCCAGCTTCCTTGAGCGAACATCAGCCATACCTCTCAGTTCATCCTGAGCCATCTGTTCTGTCCAATAGTTCACTGCAATAGCCAGGGCGTCCAACCTATCGTCATGCTTCAGACTACCTCTGTCGGTTGTCACTCTAGTCATCTGCCAGACCAGCGTCTTGGTGTACTTATTGTCAGCGTCATATCCCTGAGCTGTCTTATAGTCATCCTCAATGACACTAGAGTCCACTATGAGCTTATGACGAGCCATCACAGGTTCTATGGTATCGATGATGCGACGTTCCTTCTGGGTACTATGCTTGACCTCTTCTATGAGGCAGGGATGTATCTTGTTCAGGACAGGCTTGAGGAGCTGGGTAAACATACCGTCACCAAAGTTAGCCTCAGTGATAATAGCGTTGACCTTCTCGCTCTTAGCTATCTCTGCAAGCTTGGTAAGGGTATTGTTGTCGTACCCTCCCTGAAAGCCACCGCAGCGTCTGACATATAGGAAGCCGTTAATCATCTTGACTACAGCATAGCCTGTTTCGTCTTTACCACGCCCAGCAGGGTCAATAGCCATGACTGAGCCTGTGTACTCCCCAAAGTCACTAGAGGTACTCCTAGGGTGGTAGAAGCGGTCTCCAGCCATCGCTAGGTTCGGTAGGTCTTTCCACTGCTTCTCAGGGTCAGGCATCCAGTGTACATCCATAGGGGCTTTGTCTGCCTGTGTATGCATGACAATCAGGTCTCGTATCTTCAGGGGGTATCTCTCAAGGTCACTGAGCTGGGTGTTCAGCATAAACTGTAGGGAGAAGCCAGCCTTCCCATATTCAGCCTTACGCTCTGCCAAATCCATGTCAGAGAACCGTAGGGGGTCTGTAGATGTACCTTCGTCAACTGCAAGCTTCTTTATGTATGGGGCTAGGTCGTTGCCGTACTTGTCCATCTCTTCAGACGTAGGCATCAGAGCTGGCCAGATTTTAGTAGTAAAGGTTTCCGGCAGCTTATTATAGATACTGTCTTCTGTCTGAGGTGTACCCAGATATATAACCCGAGCATCTCTCTTGGGCTTCAGGATAGCTGAGAACTCTTTAGTACGCTCTAAGAGCTTCTCTCGCATATCTGAGGTAGCTGAGTTATTCAGCACCTCTACGTCGTCTGCAATAACGATGTCTGCACGAGTACCAGTGATCTGACCAGTGATACCCACAGACTTAACTGAGGGAGACTGGTCGGGTTCTGCTGGGGCTACGTCAAATTCAATCTTAGACTGCCTCTGGTTATCTTTAGGTATAAGATGTTTCAGAACCTCCATCTGATTGACCAGGTTCAGGGTAAAGGTGGTGAAGTTGTCAGCTCTGTTCTTTGACGCTGATACCACCAGTATCTTCTTCTGAGGGTCTCTAAGCAGCTCCCAGAGGACATAGGCAGACGTAATGAACGACTTACCTACACCTCGGAACGCTTGGATACATATCTTTGTCTGACCGTCCTGTAGGAACTGTGCAATGTCATACTGGACAGGGGTAGGGTCAGGTAACTTGATTTCTTTCCATACTAGGTAGAGAAACTTCCTGAAGTCCTGTTTAATCGGCCTCAGAGGATCGCTGAGAGTCATCTCAGGGGTCTGGGGTATGATTACACCAGAAAGACCCTCTTGACTCTCTATGGGCTTCCTAGAGCGTTTCTTGGACATTATGCTGTCTCTGACTTCTTCTTAATAGCAAAGCCACCCTTCTTAGCTCTCATCTTAGCGTAGGTCTTAGGGTCGACTGTTGAGTTCTTCTTAGACCGACTAGTGCCAGCCTTCTTACGTTTGTTCATGTGTTCATATAGTGACATTAGCAATTCCACCTTCGCATTGATGCTCTAGCTCTTTCAGCATTCTTAGAGCGTTTAACAACTCCACCCATTCGAGCGCAGAATGATTTCTTACGCCCTGCATCCTTCTTAGTCTTAGGATTAGGGGCAGGGGGCTTTAGGTTACTTCCGGTCTCACGGTTGTACTTCCGTCTGCCTTTTTCAGTGAGACCAGCTCCGGCAGCAGTGGATAGCTTCTCACCTTTTCTAATTGATAGGGTGGTCATCAGTATCCTCCTCGAAGTCTGGTAGTGATGCCATAAGCTTACCGATGTTATTATCTATGGTAGGTAAGGCTTCTATACCGTTGTCCTTGAGGAACTTGATGGCTGCGCTTAGTTCTGCTGGGGATGCTTCCCCTGACCTTACTCGGCCTAGCAACTCCTGAGCTACTGCATCATGCAGGGTAGACAGGAGGTCTTCCGACGCTCTCTTGGTCATTGCCATTCTCCTGTTCGGATTTGATTTGTTACTTCGGTTGCTCTCTGGCCTACTTGTTTAGCCCAGGTAGACCGTAGGAACTCATCGGCTGCCATATCGTACTTTCCGTCCTTTAGCAGACCCATTGCGTTTACGAACTTGGAGACTGTTCCTATTCCTACGTTGAATGTGAAGTTGATAAGGGCTGCGAAACGTACCTCGTCTAAATCCAGTGTCCACGGAAAGCGACGCTTGAGCTGTTGTATTGCTTCTTTGATGTCGTTCTCCAGAAGCATCTCCGCTTCCTGTTCGGTTATACCTACGTCGTCCAGATTTCTTCCAATTCCGATAGTACATTTACCCTGTGTGCAAAAATAAGGTTTAAGTTTTATGCCCTCATGGCGTTTAAGTTGTTCGACCAGTTTATTCATTTAGTGTTTATCCTGTGAACAATGTTAATTGCTGTGTTAATCCATACCCCTATTAGGACAAGGATATGGATAATCATTTCTATGTGAGTTACTTCCATTACTTACCAAACATCTTAGTTGCGCCTTTGATCCCGAAGGATGCGCTTACGATTACTCCGAGGGTGTACTTGTACCAATCAGGGGTCATAGCAAGAGCCTCAAAGCCTCGCTCGACGTATTCTACAGTGAAGGGCAAGAAGCAGAGCAACAGGGGGATGCTGAACAAAATGGTAAGGTACTCGTCTTTCCATGAGCCACTAGAGTTCTTCTGGGCTGCAATGTCCCAGTCTATCTCTCCAGATATCTGCTTCTCCATCAGTGTGGTCTCAGCTTCTATCTGTACTAGCTTCTGCTTGGCCTTAGCTTTCTTGGTCTCTATGTAGCCACCTACAGCTTCACTAGCGACGCCCATGATGCCTTGTAGGATTACTCCAATCATATTAGGTCTCCGATTTTCTCGCACTTAGTGCCTACTATTGTGTATTGAGGCATCACCTGTTCTACGGATACCTTCATCTCAGATATGCGAACCTCACATTCTGCCTTGGTGGCTCTAAGTCCCCATAGGTCTGAGAGTTCTAAACACTGGTCTGAGCTGTTCATTAGGCAAGCGAATACGATTGCTTTAAACATTAGTTATCTCCTGAAGGTTAAATAAAAGAGACCAGCAA